GGGTGATTGGGAATACATCAAATTGGAATCTGTAGCTACAGATGTTAACCATGTGTTTCGTCAACAATTCCGTGCCATATGGGATATCTGGAGTAGTGAGCCGTGTAACATTTACTACTGTGGTAGTGATGTGCAGGTCCTAAAGCCGGTTGAAGTGTTTGGACAATACAAGCATTTTATGATGTTTAACTACACTGATCCTAAGACCTTAGACGAAATCGAACACTTCTTAAATGCTGACATACGCTACTATCCAGCTGAAATGGATCGCGCCATGTTTGAAACTGCGTTGGGCCGATTAAGCACCTGCACTGAATGGAACGGTGATCAAAAATTGTATAACCATATGGTCTGGGATCAAGGTCTTGCTCCAGAACAGGTAATTGATCCTACCATGGCTTATCAAGGACCTTGGTTGCCCGGTGATGAGGAGCGTCAACGCTTTACTGACATGTGGAACGGTTGCAGTCTAAATGATGCCAAAATTGTTCATTGGCACGGCAGCAGACATGCTCCAGCAAAACTACATCTGATGCAAAGTATCAATGATCATTTGGGCATACCAGATGTTCCGGTAAAAGCCAGACCAACAAAAACTATAGATATCTCTCATTTGCCTTGACAATTGCAACTGTAAATGTTAAAATAGTAACATGAAGAAAGTATACTATACCTGGCAAGACATTGAGAATCAAACACAAGAAATCCTACGTCAACTGCAACGTGATGCATGGCGCCCAGACTATGTGGTAGGGCTTACCAGAGGCGGATTGGTGCCGGCTAATCTTATTAGTCAATATTTGGAAATTCCAATGGAATGTCTCAAAGTGAGCCTGCGTGACAGTGAACATGGACCAGAAAGTAACTTATGGATGGCCGAGGATGCATTTGGTCACATCAACTATGATCCCATGTGTTCCGGCAATGGTCGCAAAAATATTCTTATTGTAGACGATATTAACGATTCAGGCGCTACACTAAATTGGATCAAACAAGATTGGATGAGTGGATGTTTACCTAACGATGAACGTTGGAACGAAGTATGGGGCAACAATGTTCGCGTTGCTGTGCTAGTCGATAACGAAGCCAGCCGAAGTGAATTAAAAATTAACTATTCCGCAATTGATCTAAATAAAGCTGTAAATGATTGTTGGATTGTGTTTCCTTGGGAGGATTGGTGGAGATGAAAATACATTATAGAAAAACTAGTGTGATAGAAGAAATGCAAAAGGCCATTGCGGCGGCCAAAGAACCTATCGACCATTTTGAACTAACCCCTGTGGAATTTAACGAAGGGTTCAATCACTTTGATAAATCATTTCAAAGAGACAACAGTGTGCAATATCAGTTTAGAGGCATAGCAATAAAGGTCAACAATGAGCAAAATTAAAATCGCAGAACTATTCTATTCAGTGCAAGGCGAAGGACGTTACATGGGTGTTCCGTCTGTGTTCTTACGCACATTTGGCTGTAACTTTAAATGTGCCGGCTTTGGTATGCCACGTGGAGAACTAAGTGCAGAAGCCGAAGAGATATCCGAAGTTGCACACCTGTATAGTCGTTATGAAGAATTGCCGCTGGTAAGTACCGGCTGTGACAGCTATGCCAGTTGGCATCCAAGTTTCAAAGATCTTAGTCCCATGCTCACAACCGATGCCATTGTTGAACGCATTATGGAAATATTGCCACACGGTGAATGGCGCGACGAGCACTTGGTCATTACTGGTGGCGAGCCATTGCTGGGTTGGCAACGTGCATATCCAGACCTGTTGGATCATCCTAAGATGCAAGGACTTAAAGAAATTACATTTGAGACAAACGGAACTCAAAAAATATCCAAGGAGTTCGGTAGTTATCTACATCGTTGGGCACATCATCATGATAAAGATTTTATGCGTGAGATCACATTCAGTGTCAGTGCCAAACTGCCATGTTCAGGCGAAAAGTGGGATGAAGCGATCCTGCCCAAAGTGGTGTGTGACTACGAAGAACTTGGCACAGCATACTTAAAATTTGTCATTGCTACTGAACAAGATTTTGCTGACGCTGAATGTGCTATTGCTGCATATCGCAAACAAGGATTTACAGGGCATGTTTATTTGATGCCGGTGGGTGGTGTTGAAACAGTATATGCCATGAACAATCGTAATGTAGCATTATTGGCAATGAAGCACGGTTTACGTTACAGTGACCGTTTGCAAGTGCCATTATTTAAAAATGAGTGGGGAACTTAAAAATGACAACAGAACAAGTATTATTGGCAGTAGGTGTATGGTTGGTATTAATGGTAATTAGTTATAGCCACAGCGGTTGGCGCAACATGCGTGACTGCTACATGATGTGGTTCACTAAAGAATATTGGACTGGTTATAATACTGTAGAGTTTGTATCGTGGTTGGCCAAAGCCATAATTATTATACCCGGACTGATATTTGGTATTCAAATCTGGGAATTATATTACTTAACACTATTGACTAGCGTAACACTCATTTGGGCAAGCCGTAAAAAAGCATTACCCACATTGGTAGGATTTAACACCATGTGGGCTTGGTTAAGTTTGATGGTATTGACACAACACTGGATTTAAGGACAAGCATGACAACATTTACCACTGAAGATAGATTAGCATCTGCTGCATTACAAGATCGTATTACCGATTGGATTCGAGATTATGCTCAACAAGCTGGCATAAAATCCTTAGTTGTGGGTATTTCGGGTGGTATCGATTCGGCTGTGGTCAGTGCGCTGTGTGCTAGAACCGGACTCAATACATTTGCTGTGACCATGCCCATACGTCAGCGTCCCGAACTGCATGATCTCAGTATACGACAAGGCATTTGGTTGGCACAACACTTTGACAATGTGCGTCATGAAATCATTGATCTAACTTCAACCTTTGATGAATTTGAACGGCGACTTGCTACCTATCCAAATTTGTTAGGGTTGGCCAACAGCCGTAGTCGCTTGCGTATGGTCACTCTGTATCAAATTGCACAAAGTGTCAATGGCTTAGTAGTAGGAACTGGCAACAAAGTAGAAGATTTTGGTGTGGGATTCTATACCAAGTACGGTGATGGTGGAGTAGACATCAGTCCCATTGCTGATTGTTTTAAAACCGAAGTGTGGCAAATGGGTCGTGAGCTAGGTGTGTTACAAGAAATTATCGATGCGCCGCCTACCGATGGATTATGGGATGACGGGCGCACAGATCAAGATCAATTAGGAGGACTCACGTATGCTGATTTGGAAATGGCCATGCAAGTAGACGAAGCAGGAATGACCATACATGATCCAGCCATACAGGAAATTGTAAAAAAATATCGTGCTATTCGTAGTCGCAGTTTACACAAAATGAATCCTATTCCTGTGTTCAAGAAATGTTAATCGCCGCTCCAAACACGGATAAATTATTATATCATTTATCTTAAAGGACTCACATGAAAAAAATAGGATTTATTGGCATCGGCAAGCTGGGCTTGGACTGTGCAGAAGTATTTGCTGAGAAGCACGAAGTTCGTGGCTACGATATTCATCCACGAGTTAGCAATACGGTAAAAGTATGTGACATCAGCGAAGTGGTCAATGAAAGCGAATGGATTTTTATTGCTGTTCCTACTCCTCATGCCGAAGGTTACGATGGATCGGTTCCATCAAGTCATATGACCCCCCGGGACTTTGGACATGATGCCGTAATTGATGCTATTACCAAAGTAAATCAATACGCTACTACGCCTAAAAAAGTAGTGCTGATTAGCACGGTATTACCCGGAACCACTCGCAACAAGTTTGTTCCTTTGTTAGATAAAAAACATCAGTTTGTTTATAACCCTTATTTGATTGCTATGGGCAGTGTAAAATGGGACATGGTCAATCCTGAAATGATCATGTTGGGCACAGAAGATGGTAGTCTAACCGGTGTTGCTGGTGAACTTCACGACCTGTATGAAACTATCATGCAGAACAACCCACGCTATGAAATTGGCACCTGGGACGAGTGCGAAGCCATTAAGATTTTCTACAACACATTTATCAGTGCCAAAGTTGGTCTAGTAAACATGATTCAAGACTTTGCCATGAAGATCGGCAATATCAATGTTGATGTGGTTACAAATGCTCTAGCACGAAGCACCATGCGTATCATGGGTCCTAAATACATGACAGCTGGCATGGGCGATGCAGGTGCTTGCCATCCACGTGACAACATTGCCTTGCGTTGGCTAGCAGAAGAATACAACATTGGCTACGACTTGTTTGACACAGTAATGCATGCCAGAGAAGTTCAGGCAAAGAACTTGGCCTTGTTCCTGGTTGATCAAGCACAACGACTCAGTTTACCAATTGTGATTCACGGCAAGGCCTACAAGCCCGATGTTGAATACTGTATTGGCAGTTACAGCACCTTGGTAGGTTTCTACATTCGTGAAGCAGGATTGCCTGTAGTTTATGTGGATCCACTAGCAGATGATCGCACCCATTGCTTGGATACCATTGACGGACCAGCAGTATTTTTGTGGGCACACAATAGAAAGATCACATACGAATACACCGGCAACACTCCTGACACACAACCCTATTGCAAAATTCAACCGGGCAGTGTCATTGTTGATCCATGGCGTAAATTGCCGTTTGACATGCCAGGTGTTGCTGTGTTGCATTACGGCAATACAAGAACCTAACAAGGACCATAATGGGACTATTTGATCGCTTCAAAAAGAAACCACCCGAAGTCAAGGCCGAACCCAAGCCTAAGAAAGCAGAAAAAACTGCCAAAGAATTGGCCACAGAAAAGGGCGAACCTTATGTGACGATTCTCAGCATGGAGGTCGATCCTGCCAACATGCAAAATGGTGCGTTTGAACTAGACTGGAATGATAAATTTGTGGCCAATCTTGTTCGTGCCGGCTATCAAATGAGTCCCAAGGACACTGATTCGGACATTGTAGATCGTTGGTTCACTGCGGTGTGTCGTAACATTGTGCTGGAAACATACGAACAATATCGAGCCATGGATCCGGAACGTGACCGTGTAGTCAAAACACGCAACATTGGCGAAGGCAGGTCCGAAGTATCATGATACTGGCCATCGGCGACAGCAACTTGTATCCGGCTTGTACCGAGTCTGAACAGCCAGTGGATACCGACAACATGATTGTGGTATACAGTCGACAATTTGCTGAATCATTTAGTTGCTGGGCTAAGAATGGCGCCAGCAACTATTGGATTGAAAATCACATAGACTATTTCTTAGCTGATGAAAGATGGGAGCCCAACACAATGTTGTTTGTTGGCTGGACCAGTTTTGAAAGAGAAGAATGGCCTTGGCTGTATAACAATATCAGCGTGTGTGGCGGTCCAGACTTTGGCATGCCTGAGCCAATGAAAGCCAGATTCAATCATTGGAAAACAACCTTAACCGGTGAATACTATCGTCGAATGACACAGTTCTGGCACGATAGAATTCATGCTGTGCATTTGCGATTGCGTGAACGTGGCGTACCGCATTTGTTTTGGACTACCTACAACAACTTTGACACAATTAACAATCATCAAGACTGGCATGGAAACTTTTACAAGCCTTACGATCCAAACGGATGCATGGCCAAATGGTTTGAGTCAAAAAATATTTTAGCCAACGCCGGAGATCCATTTCACTACGGTGCCGATGCTCAAGCTGCTTGGGGTACCGAACTGGGTCTCTATGCCAAAGAATTTATTCTATGATTTTGTATGTCAATGGTGACAGCCATACTGCTGGCGCAGAAGCAGTAAATCCTCATGCCTTTGCCGAAGACGATCCTGCACTATACTATCTAGGACGATTGCCACATCCAGAGAACTTACAAGTCACATGGGGTAAACTATTGAGTCTTGCTCTCAATGCTGGATTTCAATGTGAAGCCGAAAGTGCCAGTTCAAATTCCAGAATACTGAGAACCACTAGAGCCTGGCTTGAAGAACGTAAAAACAGTCTTGAACGCAAGTTGGTTGTTATACAATGGTCAACTTGGGAACGTGAAGAATGGTTATACGATGGCATTTATTATCAAGTCAACGGTAGTGGTATCGACCAAGTTCCGCCCGAAGCGGCTGAACGTTATCGCAATTACATAATTGGATTGGATTGGCGTCAAAAAACGCAAGCGGCGCATGATGAAATTTGGGCCTTTCATCAAGAACTAGAGTCTCAAAACATACCTCATGTATTTTTCAACGGCAATAACGATTTTGGTTCAATCGCGGATCAACGAGATTGGGGCATCAATTATATAGGACCGTATGATCCTGCCAGCACATATCATGCTCAATTACAAGCCGCAGGAATCGAAACAGTTATGCCCAATTCCTATCATTATGGACGAAATGGACATGCTTGGTGGTTTAAATATCTGCTCAAATACCTAATGTCCAACAAATTTGTTTGACAATATTGTTGATTTCTGCTATACTAGTAGCATGAAATATGTTCTTATTGACACGGCTAATATGTTCTTTCGTGCTAGACACGGTGCTTTTCGTGCCGCTGACACGTGGGAGAAAATTGGATTTGCCCTCCATGTAACCCTAATGAGTGCCAACAAAGTGGCTCGGCGATTTGAAGCTGATCACGTGGTTTTTGCCCTGGAAGGGCGCTCGTGGCGCAAGGACTACTACAAACCCTACAAAAACAACCGTGCTGTGGCCCGTGCGGCACTAACTGAAGCCGAAGCCGAAGAAGACAAGATGTTTTGGGAAACTTATGATAGTTTGACTAAATACTTGGCTGAAAGGACCAATTGCTCAGTCATTAGATGTCCTACAGCAGAAGGCGACGATATCATTGCTCGCTGGATTGCACTACACCCCCAAGACGAACATATTGTTATCAGTAGCGATACCGATTTTGTTCAATTAGTAGCACCCAATGTCCAACAATACAACGGTATCACCGACGAACTAATCACCATAGAAGGAATCTTTGATGCTAAAGGTAAACCGGTCATTGATAAAAAAACTAAAGAAGCGAAAACAATACCCAATCCGGAGTGGTTACTGTTTGAAAAGTGTATGCGAGGAGACAGCTCAGACAATGTGTTTTCGGCTTATCCGGGTGTTCGAACTAAAGGAACAAAAAATAAAGTTGGTCTCCAAGAAGCATTTGAAGATCGTAAAACTCGCGGATATAATTGGAACAACATGATGCTGCAACGCTGGACCGATCCAGATGGTGTAGAACATAGAGTGTTGGATGATTACGAACGTAACCGAGAACTGATTGACCTAACAGCACAGCCTGAAGCAATCAAAGCCACCGTGGATGCCGCTATACGCGAACAGATCAGTCACAAAGACATTGGTCAAGTTGGTGTGCGTTTCATGCAGTTCTGTGGCAAGTATGAATTGAACAAGTGCAGTGAAAGTGCCGACAGTTTTGGTCGTTGGATGAACGAAACATACAAAGGTGTATTAAGTGAAGAAAGTATCGAGCAGTCCTGAGCGACATTCCTTTCAATTTGAAAGTGCAAAAGATAGAGCTGTGGAAAATGGCGAGGAAGTTCCTGAGTTCTATGAAAACTTTTGGAAATCAGCCCGAGAACAAGATGCAGAGAATCTTGCGGATCCGGAGTGGCAACAAGACAATTTAGAATACGACCTACGCAGCACCGAATGGATTTGTGCCAAGGTCAAGGCCAGCGATGCCTATGCACAGAATCTCTATGCGGCCATGTGCAATCAGGAGTTTCAAAAATTGGAGGTCATGCCCATACTCAAAGACCAACGCTGGTCGTGCAGTTGGCGACACGCCGGAGGTATCGTTGCAGACATGCTGGAAAAGGGTGATTACATTGATTGGTACTGTTCAGGCATGGGCGGTTTAAATCAAGACTATGATGGGGAAGAAACCAATGAAGCGTGGCAACAACGAACTGGCTATGTGCCAGAAGGTCGTGTGACTGAAGAAATCGAACAGGACTTGAAACAGCTAGGATGGAAACCAGTGGAATACGACGATGACGACTGTTAAAGAACACCTGATCATGTGGCCAACCCTGATTGTGCTGGGTGCCGCATTGATTTCTCTGTTGTATGGTATTCATTCAGTTTTGCCACAAAAGGCCATGTACGATTGTCGCATAGCAGAAATTTCGCCGGACTACACAACGGCCATGCGAGAAGAGTGTAGAAAAAAATTAAAGGAGTCTATAAAATGACATTGATAGCAAAACCCGTAGTAGACAAACAGTTCTGGATATTGCAAGAGAACAATCAAAAGGTCGGCAACATTGAGGCCTGTGCCGGCGGCTTCCAAGTAAAGATCAACAATCAAATTGCACAATACAAGACCATCAAGTCGGCTGCCCGCACTGCCAATATCAAATTTGAACCAGCAATAAAAATCACTCGACCCAAGACTACTGTGGATCATGTGCATGGTTATCCAGTGGCAGGTCGTGTGTGTAATCCCATGTGGGATGTGAGTCAACATTTGCCGGTCTATACCAAAACAAACAAAAGTAAAAGTTGGTTTAGTGCTGGATGGTATAATGTTCGCAAAGGTCGCAATTGGCGCACAATGTTGGCACCCAAGTTGATTGTGTTGCAACGCTATCCGTATCAAGGTCCTTACTACTCGGAACAGGAAGCACATGACAATTCATCTTGCTAAGTTTATCGAACGTGTGCAAGGCCAACAGGCCCGAGCTGCTAGAGATTTTATCATGAGCATGAAAGATGCACAGGACCTACATGCCGATATTACTAGGCTGTTGTTGGAACTTCAGACTTTACGTGAACATGCTGTTCAAACTCTGCAAAAAGAAACAGAAACGATCACGGTAAAAATGGATGGTGGAACATTCTAAAACTACCTATATTTCTAGATAAATAAAATATAGGAGTTTAATGATATGAGTCGTCCAAAACCTAATGTATTGATCGAGCACACAAACAAGTCCACCTATAAGAGTGAGCAGGTTTTGGCTTCAGAAGGTGTTTGGGCAGTGTTTTACGACGCCAAGCCCATCAATCTCAAAACTTCAAATCTACTGGTTCAATATCCTGGACCCAAATACAAAAAAGTTTCATTCTCAAATCCTGGACATGCCAAAAACTTGGCAAAAAAATTAAACACACAATTTAAAACCGAAAAGTTCACAGTGGTTTTACTAAAGGCTGGCGAACAGATCTATCCCTGATGTGCGTGACAAAAGAAAACTTACCGAAGAACTAGTTGCACTGCTTCCCGAAGAAGATCGTGTCAGTTTAAAATTTGCCATGAGTGCCTGGTGGTTTAATATACGTCGTAGTGGTGGCATGAGATTGACCAGTGTTGGTTATTCGGCCATGATCGATGTTTTAGAAATGGAACACTACTCATACAGTATCGACGATCCACACATTGTTGACAAACATCTTATCTTGAAATTAGACCGTAAAATGCAGATGCCCTACTATATTCATGCAGTCAAAGGCATACCCAAAAAAATTATATTTTTCGGCAGTCAAGAAGCTGTTATGGTAAATCTTTACGGAAATCTGCAACAATTCCTTGACAACTATAGACCTTAGTGTTACACTGCATATCAGGGCCAATAGCTTAATGGTAAAGCAGTCGACTCATAATCGATTGAGTGTAGGTTCAATTCCTACTTGGCCCACCAAACACACTAAATACTGTAATCGTGAAACAGCAGAAAAAAGCCGTGAGACAGTATTACTACTCCGAAAAAGAGTGGGCAAAACTGGGTTGTGGACCATTGCCAACCGAACGTGATCGCATACGGCAATCACATCAAGATGCCCATGCAAAAGGCAATCCCAAGGTTGACAACAATGTTGTAAGAGGTTATAATTAGCACTCACGTTTTTTTAAAAGGAAGTAGTATATTATGGTAGTAGGAAAAGTAAAATGGTTTAATGATGCAAAAGGTTTTGGATTCATTACACCAGATGATGGCGGCGAAGATGTATTTGCACATTTTTCAGCAATTAACATTAATGGATTTAAAACATTAAAAGAAAATCAAGTGGTAAAATTTGATTTGGTTCAGGGTCCAAAAGGCCGGCAGGCATCAAACATTGTGCCAGCATAAATAGTTTGTAAATGCTATTGACAAAAATAGCATATAATAAAAGGAGAATTACATGTCTAGAATAGCATCAGCAACATTTGTGGCCAATGTAAACAGTGTGTTGGTTTTTGGTAGAGAGCTGTCAACAGAAGAAGTAACAGCTTTGGCAGATTATAAAGCTACAATCCTCGGTCAAGGACACCAGGTCAGTCCCAATGTGTTTGACTCATACGACAATAGTTTGCAAAACTACTGGGATAATCTTGCAGCTGCCGAAGGATATGCCAACGTTGCCAGTGGGTTTACACCACCGCCAACTAGCGTAGATATTTCAGCAGTTTAAGAATTGTTGTAATCCCTTCAAAGTGAAGGACTCTTGGACGCGGGTTCGACTCCCGCCAGGTCCACCATAAGAGCATAAATTTACTTTGGTATTCCGTGTAAATTTACTTTGGTATTGTGTTTTTATGATGGGCCTGCCATGGTTTCGACAGGGGTAGATAATGGCGACGGCAACACGGTAGGCGATGACCGTAAATCAAGCAAATCAAGTAAATGCAAAAGCATCTACAGGCGAAGTAACTGTAAGTGGCAAGGGCGTCAAGTTCTCTGCTCGCACAGTGAAAGCCGAATCTTTCGCAGTTTAATCACCGCGATAGGGTAGTTATACCTCGTAACAGAAAATAACAAGGGCCCGCTTTGGCGGGTCTCTTTTTAACTCGTTAAGCAAGTGAAAATTACTGTGTATCAGTAAAAACACTAAATAATATGTTGGACAATCGTCCACATTCTTATAAGGAAAAACCAATGAAGAAAATCTTCGCAATCTTATCTTTGGCCGTAACAGGTTTAGCATTTGCTGGCGACAGCGTGACCATTGAAGGTCAACACATCAACAATGTCGGTTCAAACGCACAACAACAGTATGTGTTGGGTGTTAAGAAAGAAATCAACAAAACCTTTGCTGGTGATGTTGCTATCAGCAATGCACAAACAGAAAACACAAATGCATTGAGCACACGCTTGGAAGCAGGCGTAACTGGCACAGCACCAATTTATGGTATTGTAAACGGTTACACTCGTGTTGCATTGGGTCAAAAGTATACCAATACCACTAGCTTTACCTACTACTCAATCGAGCCAGGTGTGGCAGTTCCGTTCGGTCCTGTGACAGCCAAAGCAGGTTGGCGTTATCGTACTGCCGACGACAGCGGTACCAACAATGATCAAACGCACACAATGCGTTACTCATTGGCTTACGCAGTAAGCAAAGATGATACTGTAGCCATCAAGTATGATCGTGTTCAAGGCGACAGCAACCAGAAGATCTGGGCAGTGGCTTACACACGCGGTTTCTAATCAGAAACTTTTATTCAACAAAAAGGCACTTTCGTGCCTTTTTTAATGATTGTAGGGGTTGACAAAGTATAAATAACTCTATACAATAACACTATTATGAAACACTTAAACATTCATTCTTATTGCACTTCAATATCAGGGAAACAGCCCGTGCCAACCTTTTGGTCAAGCACACCAGCCTCATCCCTAGATAGTATTCGTGGCGGCATGAATTTAGAATGTTCAGGGGTTATTGAATAACAGTTGTAAACTAATTTTATTCAACAACCCCGGAACTAAACACTCCGGGGTTTTTTGTGAGAAAGAAAATGGACGTAGACAATTTTAGAAAAAAGAAAAATGATCGAGAGTTAAGTGAGCATGAACTGGACGATGATGCGCTGGAACAGCTGATCAAAGAAAAGTTCAAACGTGCTCGAGCTTGGCACTTGGCACTTAACCGGCAAGACAGCGAGCTCATAGAGCAAGACTAATTGCCGAGTGTTTGACAGGAAACGAGGTCCTGCTATACACTATAAAAAATAGCAAACGGGCGGCCTACAGGATGAAGTCTCTTTTGTGAGATGAAAAATTGTAGCGTAATAAAGCACATTGCATAAAAC